TTTCAGCGCATCAACAGCGCGCTCATGTCGTTGCAAGACGTCTACCCGTGCGGCCTTGAAGAAAGCGCTACCTTCATTTCACACTTCCCCCGCCGGTATCTCTGCCCACGCGCAGCGGGCCAGCCGCTGCAGCTCTTCATGCACCTGCATGGGGGTCACGTCAGGCCGTCCAAGAACATGGCCTGCAAAGGTCTGGCAGACAGCCTCAAAGCCAAGGCAGCGCATGGCTTCAAGCATGTCTTCTGTGGCAGCTTCTTCTCTGTCTCGTTGTTGAGACAGCTGTTTGCGTTGTGCTTCGGTCACTTTGATCCCTCCTCAAAGTCTCATTTCATGCCGCCGAACGGCGGCTATAATTGTGCTATGATCACGGTCGCCAAGGATCTTTCCGACTGAGGCGTTTGATCGCCCTGAGTTTTTGAGTTTGTATGCAGCTTCATCTCTGGCTCGACAGATGTGAAAGTCCCTCGAATTGGAAATGATTTCCTCGACGCTGACTCCATGCTTCTCGGCTACCGTTTTCAGCAAGTAAGAAACCATTTCTGATTGTCTGTTTGCTTTAATGGTTTTCTGCATGGCAGCTTCAACCTCTGACTTTATGCCCTCAAGGTGTGCGATTGTTTGAGAGAGCCTGCTCACTATGTCACCAAGCATCTTTGGCTATGTCCCTTGCTGTTCTTCGCGGCTTTCTTTTCTTTGCGTTCCAAGTAATCTTATGCACCTTCATATACCTGCTCAGGTTAGGTGAGCTGGTGCCAAGAAACTCAGCCGCTTCTTGCTGCGTCATGTTGTGAGCTTTGCAGTACTCGATGATTAGCCTGCGCTCTTCGTGATGGCGCTTGGTCATCTCGTGCCATTTTTCAATTCTCATGGGGGCTCCATAAAAAAGCCCCGACCTTAGTGAGGAAAGGCCGGGGCAGTTTGACAGGCAGTAAGCCAATCAGGGAGGAGTGCCTTGACCTTAGAACGGAATATCGTCCGCATCAAGGCTTGCTTTGGCCTTGCTGCCGACGCTATCCTGAGGGTCGCTTACTGACAGGGAAAGAAACGGCTTGTCGTTGCCAGTCTTCTTCCATCCAGCAATGCGCTTCTCCGCATTGAAGTAACGCAACTCCAAGTTGCCAGAATAATCGGGCGCTCCCTCATTGCCGCGCTTGTCGTTCTGAAACAAGACGCCAACTTTGGCAAAGACCTCAATGATCTGCTTACCGCTGCGGGTTTCGTCTTTGACCAAGACGACCTTTTCGTCATTGCCTTCCACGTTGAGCTTACCCTGCAGGATCATGGACTGAGTAGGGAATGGGGGGAAGGCCGCCCCCCGGTTGGTGTTGTCGTATTCGCTCATTTGTTTTCCTCTTCCATCATCTGAAGCGCGTCCTTCACTGCGCTTTCCTTGTATTGGCACCAGTCAGGTGTGGTGTTGTCTTCGTTGATTGGCTTGGTCTCTCCGTTCCAGAAGCACTGACCGCTCATGTATCCACGACAGGCAATAGAGCCTGCCAAACATTTGATTTTGAAGTCGTCTTCGTCATCCAGCTTTACGATGACTGGGCCAAAGCTGTATTGCATCTCACCATCCTGTGTTTGCTTTGCCGGAATCTTCGGCGTATTTGTTTCCGTCCATCTCGCCAAGGAACACATCAGCATTGAAGCCAATGTGAGACAGGGCCTTGGTCAAGCCATCTGTCACTGCCATCTTGGGAGCATCCTCATTGAGCCTGTTCTTGGCGGCATCAAAGAACTTGCGGCATCCGGGGAAGGGGCCAAAGGTGTTGCCTTGGTTTCCATGCCAGACAACCACATCGCAGATCACAACGCTGTCACCGTTGGACATGTGATGAATCTGCGTCGTGCTGTGCCAGCCCCATCCGTCGCCAATAGGGCCGAACTCTGCTGTGGCAGAGCGCACCTGATACATCGGATCGATCGCGGTGAACTTGCGCGATCCAAAGTTAACAGGCTTAAGATACTTTGGGTCTGACTTGCTGACCCTGTTCCAGAGATCGAGACTCATTTCCTACTCCTCTTGGTGATGCGCAGCGATCCATTCTTTGCGCGCTTGACTGTCAACAGGTCGCAGTAAACTTCGCGTTCATCTTTAGCGACCATCTCTTTTAGAGACTTTTTACTAGCCTCAAATAGCTTGGCTTGTTCTTCGTTCTCGACGTAGGTGTTGGCGGCGTCAACAAAGGCGTTGTCTTTGCTTGCGTCACGCTTGACCATCTGGTCCACCGAAATGGAATTGATGCTGAGCGTGGGTGCGTCACAACCAATCGGCTCTTCATCGCGTACAACATAACCCCAGAAGTCTGACACCACCGACCACATAGAATCGAAGTAGCTCTTGTTTCTCTCAATGAAGACCGACTCCCATCTGCTATTGCCAAAGATTACAGATAGGTGGCACCCGTCTGCGTCAGCCACTTCGCAGTAAGTCTGCACCTGTGGCATGTATAGCTCCATGACAGCGTCCATGTTGTTCATGTGGTTGGTGTGCTTGCACTCGATGATCTGGTTGAAGCCGTATAGCTTCCCATCAATCATACCTTTGACCGGAATTGTTCCGATGTTCTTGCGGAACTGCTCCTGCATGTGGTCGATCCTGACCTTCATCCGATCTTCAAACCAGTTGATGTTGAAGTCTTCGGTCCAGATACCAAGCTGAACAGGAAGCACGTCGCTCAGGTCGGGGCCTTGAGCTCGACCAGTCTTGATCTCCCACAGCTCAAGCCAGTCTCCTTGCATGATCTTGACGGTATCACTGCCGCCAATGAACCCTACTCTATCCATTGTCTCTCCTCTCGTTTTGCTTATGTGCATCAATATACGGCTGCAATTCACATAGTGTCAACGATGTATTGGCAATCAGGTCACGAATTGCACGCTCGCTTAGCCATGTACTTCCAATAGCTTCGCCTGCTTTGACTCTGCGCTCTGTGATTTTGTATGGGTTGCACCTCCACTCGGTGCGTATTGCACTCTCGCTTGTCTTTGTCTTCGCCGCTTCGCGACAGGCCTCGATGAAATCCTTGGGGACAGGAAGCGTTCGACCGCGCGCATTGCGAATGACATGCTTGCACACTGCATCAAGATAGAACTTGAATTGATCTTTGCTCTGCACGAATGGCAGGTTAGCGTTGACTGTTTCAGCTACATCGTTTGCAGCGGTGGCCTTGTCCACATTGTTAGGCGCAGAGAAACGAGGCAGCAGATCGTCCTTGAGCCACTGCCTCACCATCTGCATACGCAGATCAAAATTCATTCATGTCTCCCCAGTCTGACTGTTCATCCTCGAAGTAAAGCTCGTCTTCCCACCGCTCTCCATTGAGCCATGTGGTTGCGAGCGGCATGTACTTCTTCTGCGTACCCTGATGTTGAAGGAACTCAGAGAACTGCTTGGCCGCTTCAATGATTGTCTTTGCATCTGCCTTTTTGCAGGCGCGATCAAAGGCTATGCGAGCGTGAGCCTTAGCCATACGCTTGGGATAAACAGACCAGAACTCATCGAACAACTCCTCAGATTTGGCTTTGAACTGCACAACATTCATTCTTCTTTCTCCATGTAGTAGCGGGCGTAACTAGTCCCGCCATCATAGACCAACTCTTTCTTGATTGGGTGGCCCTCTTGGCGCAGCTCGTGCACTCTTGCGGCTAGTCGAAAGCAGCCGAACTTTTCAAGCGCACCTATTGGCGTGAGCTTGTTACCCATCTGTAGGTGGGCAAGGATTTCCTTGGATTGCATGAATCAACTCCTCTAGTTTGTCTCCGCTTATGATGACTACAGTCTGCGGCGTTCCCCGCCGTCTCTTGTATATTGCCAAGTCCCTTTGCTCTAAGACTGAGAAGGGGCTCGGGAAGTTAGATGCGTCACGATACTTGACCTCAACTACCATCTCGTGTCCTGCGATCTCGACTTTGATATCGCCTCGATATTCTCCTCCCAAGCTGCCGCTGAGGGGTTGCCTCTTTGCTTTGAGACCGAGGCTTTGGAGCCATTCAACGATTCGCTTTTCGTGGTAGGTTCCTTTGTTCTTATTACGGTTGGCCATGTGTCGTCCTCGTAGCAGCGAATGCAGATGGTCCAGTGTGACTGAGCATTCTTAAGCAGGCAGACAATGTGATCTGCGTATTGTTCGCAGGCATCACACATCATTCTTTAGTCTCGCTCTATGCTCTCGAAGAGCAGCAAGGTGTTCCAAGCTGTGATTTACTTTGCGCGCAGTGCCGTACTTAAGCTCAGTCGTGCCTTGCATTGTGCGGTAGTAGGTGGACAGCGAGATATCTTTTAGCTTGAAGGCATCAATGAGTGGCACGTCAAGCAGCTCTGACTTCTCTTGCAGAAACTCCAAGTAACTCTTTAGTCTCTTCTCCATAGTGTCCTCATGTGTGGCAGGTGATCCCGCCACACACTTGCACTAAATGTCAGATCAGCCAAGGCCCGACCTCAATGCGGCAGTCTTTGCGCCACTTGTAGACAGAGGCAAGGCTGACCTTGTTGTTCCTTGCGGCCTCCTTTGGACTGAGCGCATAGCTCTCAAGCACAACCTGCATTCGGAAGCCATCGGTCAGGCCATAGCTCTGGTGATATGGGAACGGGCGTTCCTCAGTAGGGAATGTGGTCGTCGATTTCTGCTGGAACATAGTGCTCCTCCCATTTGTTTGTTGCTCGTTCGATGAACTTCTCTTTGTCGAAGTGCGGGTTGTCGGCTGCGATTGCGTCTGCCCACACAAGGATTTGCGTAGGCCAAGAGGCAGTCGGGCCAAGCGTGTCAGCCAGCTCATCAAAAGCTGATGTTCTCAAGATCGTCTGCGACATAGTTAGCTCCATCGATTACTGTGTCTGCGAGTGCTGCATAGCCTGCGATATCCACAAGGCTATCGAACAGTGCTGACTCGGTTGATCGTCCAACCTTCAGCAGTATCATCATCATGCACACCTGTTCCGGCCTGACTTCGTGACCAAGATACGCTGTCCACAAGTCAGCGATGGTCGAGAAGCTATGGCTGGCGGAACCGTAGTCCCGCTGCCTCGCGCCATGAATGATATTGTCTGCGTGATTGAGAACTCGATGCTTCATGCTAGCTCCATGAATTGTTTGTGGTTCATTGCTCGTGCGATCTGATCTTCACGATTGCGACGCGCGATCTCGGGTTGCTTGAGGTCATGGGTGTGCGTGGCCCAGTAGGTCATGCAGTTGTAGAGCGCCCACTTGTTGCGACCCAGATTGCGATGCTCGTTGTTCCAGATACCAAGCAGGGCTTCGAGCTGCTTCTCGTTTGTCTTCATCGCAGACTGACGAGTGAACGACTTGGCAATGGTGTGCTTGAAGAAAGTCTCTGCCATCTCATCCGTGACTGGGATGCTCATCCACTTGCGCCACTTGTCTTCCGATCCCATGAACCCTTCGAGACCATGGGTGATCTTGGCTGAGGTGCCTTCGATGTTGATGTTGTTCGTGTGCTTGAACTTGTTGCGGCTGGCTGCGTCTGGCGTGGTGCATCCGTTGAGACACCAGAGACGCAAGCCCTCTGCGTTAGCCTGCACTGACCAGCTGCCATCGTAGCTGTTGAAGAAACTGATACGGAACTGAACGTAGTCTCCGACCTGCGGCTGAACCGTGACATTGGGAAAGGTGATCTCGCCCCGCATCTTAGCGCCGCCGTCGAGTGTGATGATCTTCTCTTTGTAGTCGGAGCTGATGTTGGCATTTTTGATAGCGTCCATCATCGACTCAATGATCGAGCCGTGATTGACCAGCTGATAGCGGGAGCCATGAACACCGAGAACCGTGTTGGTATCGGTGCGCATGACGCATTTGCTGCCGGGGATTTGTTCACCGTTCTGGTCAAAGACGGGTTGAGTTTCGACCGGAAAGTCCCAGCGGTTATTGATTGTGTCGAGCATTGTTGTCTCCTCTAGTTGTAGTCTTTGTGGTCGCCGTATTGTTCGTTGTCGGCATACCCTTGATCATAGGCCCAGATTTCTTCTGGCCTCATATCCTTCTCTTCGATGCGAAGAAGCCCTTCATAGTAGTGAGGGCGAGGCGCTCGCCTGTAGTAGCTGTCGGCCTGACCCCTGTCATAAGGGCCGGTGCGCAAGTTCTTGCAGACCATGTTATCCTCCGATCAAAAGAAGGGTGAGGGTTGGTGCCGTGATGAACACGACACCGATGATTGCTTCGACTATGTTCATCAGTCCACAATCCTGATCTGCGGATTGACCAACTCCATGGGCTGGCTGCTGAAAAGCTCTATCGAATGAGTGCCCTCATCAGTTCTCACATCAATGACAAGGCGATGAAACTCAATGTCCTTGCCTGACCAGAA